AATTTACTGCATCTGGGACGGTCACCATACCATGCAAACTATGCGAGCAAAGGGATATGTAAAGTTCCCCGTTTGGTATATCGATGCTGATGCTATTCCACTGCGTCAAATTGAGGAAGCAGGATTTGGTTCTAGCGATGAGGAGAGAATTAAGTATGCGGCATATCTTGCAGGTACTAACTCGCGCCGCATCAATGGTAAGAACAAGCGACAAATGTCACCGTATGATGACTTCATGATTGGTGTCGATACTCGAGATCCTCAATATACTGCGATGATGAATATTCTTAACAAACACGATTGTGTTCCAAAGCGACATGCAACATGTGCGGGTGCATTTACTCAGATCAAGAGCGGCATTGAATGCTATGAACTTGCTGATATGTATGGTAACAAAGGCATGTATTGGGACCGGGCGTTGATGTTCCATCGAGCCAATTGGCCAGGTGCTCCGCTAACACTGGAGATTTTCCGACCACTTAGCTATCTATATCACCGCGCAAACATCGAAGGCTTTACGCTAGATGCCAACTTTGACAAAGAACTAGCGACGATGCTAATTAACAAGTGGGGTGATGCTGAAAGCATTCAGGAAAGTATCAAGGACAGTTACCATAAGGCACTTGCTGCTGGTACGGTAAAGGGTAATATTCCGGATCACGACAAGGAGCGAGTGCTTAACGGCATTATTAACTTCTATGTACAGAGTGGTGGTAAAACCCTACTGCCAACTCCAACTTGTCAGTGGAAAGTATAATGAATAAACTTTTTTATATTTTCAATGACCCACTTGGTGCTAAAGACTCTAAGATTGGAATCAGTGGTAGCCCAGCCGTAAGGCTGGGCGTCTACCAAAACAGTTACAGTAGAAACAGTCATGTTGCATGTTTTAATGTAGTTTATTTTGGACCAGCAAAGGCTATTGCTAGTTTAGAAAAGGCTGTCAAACAACAGTTTGATTGGGATATTGAACGAGATGGGCGTGGTGCAAGCGAATGGATCGCCGGGCAGACAGCCGAAGAAATTGAGCTAAAGATTGACGCTATCATTGCTGGCTATAAATTTAAAATAGAAAAAGTTGATTCTAAATTTCTACCGCTCACTGTAGATGACCTAGAAGACTTTTTTAAGTACTATTCACTTGAATTATAAAATAACCAAACTGAACGGTCGTTACACGTGGCACCAGCATTTTAGCCACCGTGTAGAGGTCTTACGTCACTATAACGACCGAAATTTATTTGACCGTACTGCTGACTTTATGCAGTTACGACAATGGTGTTGGGACCAGTTTGGGCCCAGTGTAGAAACTTACTATTGGGAAAAGTTAAAAGTCACAGAACAAGCACATTTAGCCAACGATAAATGGGCCTGGTACGTTAACAGTCACGATAGCTACAGAACTTTCCTATATTTTGCTGACGAAGCAGCTCTATCCTTTTTTAAGCTCAATTGGCCTATGAATAGCAAGCGTTAAACTGATAAATAGTTATAACAGGAGTAAGTTATGACTATATCAGTTAAAATGCTAAACGACAGTATTAAGAAGATCAGCGAAACTAATACGCTGCTTGACATGTTACTGGAATTTGAGCATGTGCTAGATAACCTAGAGCTTTATGCTTACAAGAATTGGATCAAGGGCGAAGTACTAGAAGGCCCTACATTAGACCGCCACTGGGTTGGTGTAAAACTAATGTACCGCAGCAAAGACATGCCTGACCCTGATGGTGCTAAGAGAATCTTAGCACGCGGCGGACTTGTAAAATACATTAAAGAAACTTTGCTTACTCCTAGGAAAGTACGAACATTTGACGATGTTACAGTTGAAGTAACACCAGATGGACGTAATCGCTATAAAGCAAGAACCGATAGTCATCCTGTTTGGGTAGTTGAAATTAAACTACCAAGAAAATATGTAGACGAATTCTCAACCGATGCTGTTCAAGCCGATGAGGATGCATACGTTGATTTAGAATCACTAAACAGCGAAAACGAAATCCAAGCACAAGAAGCACCAATGGCGCCAGTAACGCCAGCGATGCCTACAGGGGGCAGCATCTAATGAGTTTACACGAAAATGATCTTAAAGATACTGTACTAAGCAAAATCAGTATTGACGAATTCGAACCCAAAACAGGTGATGCTAAAGATGTATTGGTAATGGGTTTTTATGTAACTGAAGATTCAGTTGGACACGATCTATATAAATTTCTTAGCGGGTCTGTCCAAGAAGTAAGGGACCTAGAAGTTTCTCCAAATCCAAATGAAGATGGTTACTATATGCTGTTCGTTGAAATGGATCGTAACCAAAACGCTATCGAGTCAATAAAGTTCTTCATCAGTGAAACAGAGCGAGTAGCAGGTAATCTAAATTGGAAAGCAAGAACCTATTTAAATGACGATTACCTACCTCTCGATGAAGAAGAAATTTATCAGTATATCATTACTGATCCTAACAAATATGTAACTCGCGAAGAATTTGAAGCAAGTCGTGCAGCCGAAGAAGCACAACAGGCTGAAGAACAACGCATTGCTGAAGAAGCACAGCTAGCTGAAGACAACAGTGAATCAATTCTAGAATTCCTAAGATCCACAAACCTTTTGCGTGCCGGTATTAATGATGGTAAATTACATATACAGGACGCTCGAAATACTCTAAGTTTAGAAATAGTTGATTTTGGTAACGGTAAGGAAATACTACAAAATCATGGCATAGCAGAAAGTGCTATCAAGTTTGACTTTGATCGTACACTATTTGACAAACTAAAGGGTATGTTGGGAGAAATGAAAGCATTACCCATTGACAAATATATTGTAATTTACAACCCAACTAATCAAGAACAGGTACTGCTAACAAAAACAATATAAAAGGAACACACATGTTCGGACTCATCCCGTTACCGGTTAAAATTTTTGCAATGATATTTCTAGTAGTAGGAGCAGCGGGTTGGGGCTATATGAAAGGTTCCGCTCAAGCTGAAATTGCTCTTGCTGAATATCAAGCTAGTGCAGAAAAACAAATTTCAAATCTTAAAACTGAAAACGCTAAGATTTCAGATAATGTAACAACTCAATTTGTAGATAGAACTAACACTATTCGTGAAAAAGAAATCATCTACAGAGATGCAACTTCCTCATTAGGCTCAAGTGTACCGCTATCAAATGGTTGGATTCACTTGCATGACGCTGCCGCAAAACTAGCTAATCCTGATATGACTCTAGCATCTGATAAATCCCCATCAGGTGTTATGGATAACAGCGCATTAGCTGTGGTAATGGGCAACTATGCTATCTGTAAGCAAAATTCAGAACAACTAGAATCTTTACAAAAATGGATCAGGGACAATAAAGCAGCCGTTGATGCTGCTAATGCCAAGAAGGGAGAAGATAAGTGAAAAAACTATTAATTATTCCATTGGTATTAGCACTAGGTGGTTGTGCTATGTTCACAAAAACCAAGTTAGTACCTCAAGCATATATGCCTGATCCACCAGAAATTCTTATGCGTAAACCAAAGGACTTGAACACTATCAAGAAGGAAGATCCGGCGGTACCTGAAACTCCAAAAAGTGATGAGGGTGTGTAAGTAATTTTTTATGCGTTTGATAAATCAAATATCTAGAAAATGCAAAAATCTTAATTTTATGACGCACGAACAAGCAATGTATTTTCGTGATGTCATTTTAAAAAATGGTTTTAGTAGTCTTTGTGAACTAGGTTATTATCACGGAAAGGGTACTAGTTATTTTGCAGCAATACTACAAGAACAAGGGTTTGGAACCGTACATGCATTTGATCGAGACGATCAAATTCAAAATCAATTGTCACCAAACATAGACGAATTGCTGAGTTTTTTTAACTTAGAAAAATTTGTAATAAAAGTAGTAGCTGAAAAAAGCTTCAATTGGGAACTTGGAAAATTGGTGAAAGAAAATCAAGAGCCCATTTTTGATTTTTGCTATCTAGATGGCGGTCACGACTTTCACACTACAGCATTAGCATTTACTTTAATAGATCGATTACTCAAACCTAATGGTATGATAGTATTTGACGACATTACTTGGACTGTAGAAAAAAGTCAGTTATGCACACCAACTGAAAATTATCATCTATTCTATCCATATATGTCACGCGAAGAGTCAGAGTTGGCGCCAGTTGGTTTCGTATGTGATTACATTGTACCAAAATATAATTATAAAGAACTACCTAAGCCTGAGGCATTTGACTGGCGCATTTTTGTCAAACACATTTGATCATTGACAAATGTTTAAGTTGACTATATAATGGTATAATGGACTATTACCAAACACTAGGTGTTGCTAAATCATCTTCGCCTGAAGAAATTAAACAAGCCTATAGAAAACTAGCAATGAAGCATCACCCCGACAAGGGAGGGGATGAAGCTGAATTTAAGAAAATAAGCGAAGCATATGCTATTTTAAGCGACCCTGAAAAAAAGTCTCAGTACGACAATCCAACACCGCAATATGAAAGATGGACTCCGCCTGAATGGGCAGGACACGATCCGTTTGCACAAGGTGGCCCATTTGATCACATGTTTGGTGATATATTTGGCCGCAGACAAGAAGTAAAAAGAAACCCAGACGGTGTAACTGATATTAATATAAGTGCAGCACAAGCATATACTGGTGCAGAAGTTACACTAGATTTAGGTTACGTGAAAGAAACCTTATCTATACCTGCAGGCGTAAGAGACGGTACAAAGTTTAGATTACACGGTAAAGGCCCTGCTAGATTTAAAGACCTGCCGCCGGGTGACTTAATTGTAAGACTTAATATTACCTATCCAAACAACTTAGGTAGAGAAAATGACGATCTGTTTATACGAGTCAACGTTGATGCGTTGGACGCTATGCAGGGCACAGAGATTGATTATACTCATATCTCAGACAGACAACTAAAAATAAAAGTACCTGCAGGAATACAACCAGGTGCTAGATTAAGAATTCAGGGTTGGGGTATGCCTAATCCGCAATCAAAGAGGTATGGCGACTTATATGTTTTAGTTAGTATTTCCATAACCAAACTAACAGATCCACAACACATTCAATGGTTAAATATTATTAAGGAAGAAACGGGTAAAAATACCAATGAGTAAGAAGAATCAAGCAGTAGAAAAGATTTTTGTAGCGGCAGCTAACAATGCTAATAATCTAGGTCACGAATATGTGTGCCTAGAGCATATTATGCTGTGTCTCTTAGAACACAAAGATATCATAAACCTTGCCGAAGACTTAGATGTTGACATTGATCAAATTACAACCGACATCACAAATTATCTTAACGATGCAGAACTCAATGGTTTGGCAACATCCAATGGCCAGAAAGGCCCGCCAAAAAAGACGCACACGGTAGATCGTGTACTACAGCGCAGCCTAGCTCAGGTTCTGTTTAACAGCAGAAATGAAGTTATTCCGTTAGATCTTTTGTTAAGCATTCTTGCTGAAGAAAGCTGTCATGCTAAGTATTTTTGTGAGATTAACGGATTGTCTAGAGCTAGAATTCTCGAGTACATCGAAGTTGTTAATCGCAGCGTTGAAAATGAGGAACAGTTAAAGGAATATACTGTTAACCTAAACAAGGAAGCAGAAAACAGTAAAATTGATCCTTTGATCGGGCGACACGAAGAAGTCAACGACCTAATTCACATTCTTGCTCGCCGTAAGAAAAACAACTGTGTGCTAGTTGGTGAACCTGGTACAGGTAAAACTGCTATTGCGGAAGGTCTTGCTAAGAAGATTGTTGACGGAGAAGTTCCGGAGATTCTCAAGAACAAGGTAGTTTATAGTCTGGATATTGGTAAGCTACTAGCAGGTACACGCTATCGCGGTGACTTTGAAGAACGTATTAAGGGTGTGCTTCAGGTGCTGGAATCAAATCCAAATACCATCTTGTTCATTGACGAAATTCATATGATTATGGGCGCTGGCTCGGGTGGCGGGAGCAGCGTTGACGTTGCTAACCTTATCAAGCCGGTACTAGGTAAAGGTCGTCTACTAACTATTGGCGCAACTACACCGGACGAATTTGCAGAAAGTTTTGAAAAGGATCGTGCGCTGATGCGTCGATTCGCAAAGCTAGATATCTATGAAACCAGCGTAGCAGATACAAAGCTCATTGTAAAAGGACTCAAGGAATACTATGAAGATTTCCACAATGTCAAGTATGATGATGCTCTACTAGACAAGAGTGTTGAGCTTACAGATAGGTATGTAAAGACTCGTTATTTCCCAGATAAGGCATTAGATATCGTTGATGCTGCTGGCGCAACTGTTAAGTTGCGTGGAGAGACCGATGTAACCATGAAGGACGTTGTTAGCGTAATTGCTAAGATCAGCAAGATTGGTGTAGACGTAGTTGATACTGAAAGCACAACTGGCTACAAGGATCTAGATGTTCGCATTAAAAATAAAGTATACGGACAAAATGAAGCAGTTGACAAGATTGTTGAATCCATTCTTGTAAGCAAGAGCGGGCTTCGCGAACCCAATAAACCCATTGGTAGTTTTTTGTTTGTAGGTCCCACAGGTACTGGTAAAACTGAAACAGCGAGAGCCCTTGCAACAGAACTACAGGCAAAGCTGGTTAAGTTTGATATGAGTGAATATCAAGAGCGTCACAGCGTTGCTAAGTTGATTGGCGCACCTCCGGGCTATGTTGGTCATGCTGAAGGCAAGATGGGCCAAGGCCAATTGTTGGCCGCAGTAGAGGATAGTCCAAACTGTGTGCTGCTCTTAGACGAAGTTGAAAAAGCAGCACCAGAAGTATTACAGGTTCTGCTACAGGTTATGGATGATGGACGCTTAACTGGTAGTACCGGTAAAACTGTAGACTTTACTAATGTTCTGCTAATTATGACTAGTAACCTAGGTGCTTCTGCTGCTGAAACACTAAAGATTGGTTTTGGCGATCAGAAGAAAACAGGAGAAATTGGTAAAGCAGTTGAAAAGTTCTTTACGCCAGAGTTTCGCAATCGCTTAGATGGAGTCGTTCAGTTTAATAAACTTGAAAAGACCCTAATGATTAAGATTGTTGAGCGCCTAGTAAAGGAGACCAATCAATTGCTCGCATCCAACGAGCGTGATATTAAGATTGAGCTAACAGAAGCGGCTATTAAACAACTTGCTGAAGATGGTTACGAACCTAGCATGGGTGCAAGACCTCTAAAGAGAGTGTTTGAAGAAAAAATCAAGAAGCCACTAAGTAAAAAGGTATTGTTTGACAATATCGACAAGGGTACAATTACAGTTGACTATGACTCGGAATTTAAATTTACATCCTAACGTTGAAGTCTTAGGTGATGAATCTAAGCAGTTTAAAGTAATACCTAGCCAGACAATTTATTATAATACATATACATATAAAATTGTATTTGATGCTAGTCCCTACAAGGAAAACAGATCTGATCTAGATGCATACTTTAAACTGCTAGATGAGCTGTATGCTGTTGCTAAAAATGATTTAGAATCAAAATGTTCTTTCAGGTCAATAAAGAATAATATTTTAGAAATTCTTTGTTACTTGAGGTCCTATGAAGATTTTAAATTGTTATTAGCAAAGTTTCCGCAGTTTGTAAAACATGTAACTGGGCCGATCAATGAGGAACATTATAAGCTATTGCGGGCTAGAGAGTATCATGTTGAGCCTAGATCGTCTTATTGGTATAACAAATATGACGCAAAAGTTTATGCATTTATGCCCTATAGATCAACGATAAATCTAAAAAAAGAAGATCGTAATGCACTACATACAGAATTATTAACAGCACTAAAGGACAGTATACCCGAAGATGCAATAAAAATTAATAATCTGTACCCTGCAGGATATAGCAGCGTAGAGTTTTATACCAAATTAGATGAGTTTCATCAATACTATCCATTTCTAAAAATGATGCACAATAACTGGATCTTTCGTATCACCAAATGTATACTCTATCAAAAATGATAAATACTTAAAAGGACCAGGGGATTTTAAATGAGCATCAACCGTCGAAGTGTAACTATTTTGAGTGCAACTGGCACCGAAATGAACAAATACTCTATGGAAGTAAAGGGTGATAGTTATTACGGCTATACCGATGGTTTTCATACAATCCAAGTTACATATAATCAATATGTGGGACGTTTGAGATTACAAGCTACCCTGTCTCTTGAACCAGGCGTAGATGATTGGTTTGATATTGTACCGTCAGACACTCTAGGCACATCTTTTAACGAAGGTGGTTTTGTGCAGTTCAATGCTAACGATCCTGCACAGGGCAGTGAAGCCTACAGTTTCAGCGGTAACTTTACATTTATTAGAGTTTATATGGACCGTGAGCATGTGGGCGACGGCGCCACATACGATCCTTCCTACGGTCAAATTAGCAGAGTTATCCTATCAAGCTAAAGTGATAAATAGTTGTTAATAACAGCTTAGATATCACTGCTGGTAGGAACAACGATGGCTAATACATTAATTGAGTTAAACGATACCCCCTCTGATTATTCCGGCAAGGCGTTAACATTTCTTCGCGTTAACGCTAACGAAACCGGGATTTCCTTTGCTGGCGCAGAGCTTGATGATTTAAGTGATGTTCAAACCAGTGGCGCATATTTGCCCAGCGGCGGCCAGGCGCTAATTTATAGTTCAGCAGCAGGACAATGGCGCCCAGGTTCGCTTGATGTTTACAGCGCCGGAAACGGTATCAGTAAAAGTGCGCTAACTCTTAATGTTGTAGCTGGAGCAGGTGGCGGCTTAACTTCAAACACCAACGGTGTTTATATCACAGATATTGCAAATGTTTCTGGTACTTGGGGTAACTCAAGTTATGTTCCAATCTTTACTGTAAACAGCAAAGGTCAAATTACCAGTGTAACACCTACACTAATTACTGCTACACAGGCCACAACAATCACCAATCCATTTGTGGGCAATGTTGTGGGCACAGCAGGGCAAATTAGTGTTGTAGGCGGAACTGGCAATAATTCAAATGCACTTCTTAATCTTGTTGCTACAGGCGTAACAGCAGGTACTTATGGTAATGCTACTCTTGTTCCAAGAATCACAGTTGACACCTATGGTAGAATTCAAAACATTGATGCTGTAGCAGTATCAGGCACAGGAGGTGGCGGTGGCACATCGCTTGGATTCGCTAATATCCTTGTAGCGGGTCAAACCACAGTTGGTGCTGATAGATCAGAAGATAATCTAACACTAGTTGCTGGCCCGGGTATGTCAATTACCACACAGGCCAACGCTGATACTATTACATTCTCTGCTGATGTGGGGACAATTAACTTATCAGATCTAAATGATGTTGATACAACAGGCATTGCAAACGGTCAAGTATTAATTTGGAATAGTTCTAGCAACACATTCGTTGCAGGTAACATGACTGGCGGTGGTGGCGCAGGCAACAGCAACCTAAGTTTAACTGATTTCAGCGTAACTACTGCTACACCTAGCGGTAACGGTGCGCTGTCATATAACAATACAACTGGTGTGTTTACTTTTACACCAGCAAACATTTCTGGTGTGACTCAAAGTTTAAGTTGGAATGCTTCAACTTATGTGCTGTCTATTAGCAGCGGCAATTCAGTTAACCTAAGTGTACTAAAAGATTCAGATACTGATGCTCAAACATTGAGCTTAAACGGTAATATTATTACAATTAGTGGTAGCAATAGTTCAGTTAACCTAACATCTGCATTGGGCAATGTTGCTGGTAACTATGGCAACTCAAATGTTGCTGCATACCTAACTGCTAATGGTTATGCTACACAGACCTATGTCAACACAGCCAATACAAATATGAAGGCATATGTTGATGCAGGTTTAGCAAATGCTGCTGGTAACTATGGCAACTCAAATGTTGCTGCATACCTAAGCACCAACGGCTATGCTACACAATCATATGTAACTACTCAAATTAATAACCTTACTGCTGGCGCTCCTGCCGCATTAGATACGCTAAACGAAATTGCTAATGCTCTAAACAATAGCAATGCTACACTCGCAACAGTAGCATTCACAGGCAACCATTCAAGTCTAGCAAATAGACCTACAATGAGCCTAGCTTCAAATACATACTTGTTATATGATGGTTCAAACGTTAACCTATCAAGTGTTATTGGTCAGCAAGGTATTCAGGGTAACACAGGTGTAAGTGTATCATCAGGTTCTGTAGCTGCAAACGGTAATTTAATTCTAACACTAAGCAATGCTGCCACAATTAATGTTGGTAATGTTCGTGGTACTGACGGTGTATTTGTAAGCAACGCATCAATTTCAACTAACAACTTAATTATTACTCTAAGCAACTCATCAATAATTGATGCCGGTAATGTCCGTGGCCCACAAGGTATTCAGGGTCTAGCTGGTGATGGTAATGCAGGTATCGCTAATGCTACAGTAGCAGGCAACAATAACCTAATCATAGGATTAGTTAACGGCACATATATCAATGCTGGTAACGTTAAAGGTCCACAAGGCGATCAAGGTACAGCAGGCACAGGCATTACAAGTGTAAGCCTAGTAGGCAGCAACTTAGTTCTTAACTACAGTAATACATCAACACAAGACGTTGGTAATATTCGAGGTCCGCAAGGAACAGCAGGTACTAACGGTGTAAATGTTTCTACTGCTACAGTTAATGGTAATGGCAACTTAATTATTACCTTAAGCAATTCATCAATTATTGATGCTGGTAATGTTCGCGGCGCTGATGGTACAGGCGATATTACTGGCGTTACAGCAGGAACAGGATTAAGTGGTGGTGGTGCTAGTGGTGCAGTAACATTAAGTTTAGGTACTAGCGGTGTAACAGCAGGTACTTATGGTAATGCTACCTCAATGCCGCAGTTCACAGTTGACACCTATGGTAGAATCACTGGCGTAAGTAATATTGCAATTAGTGCGGGCGGCCCGGGCGATATTGAAGGTGTAACAGCAGGCAACGGTTTAATTGATGGTGGTACAACTGGCACAGTTACACTCAATGTAGGTGCTGGTGCAGGTATTACTGTTAACGCTGATAATATTGCATTGACCAGCGGCATTGTTACAACCGGTGCTAAAACATATGGTAGCGCAACATTAATACCACAAATCACAGTAGATACCTACGGTCGTGTAACCAGCGTCAGCAACGTTGCTGTAAGTGGCGGTGGTGGTGGCGGTGGTAGTGGTGCCACAATACAACGATTTAAACTTAATTACAGCACAACAGGAACACTGGCTAGTACCAGCAACCTAACAGCAGGCATTGCGTCAGTTACTATTGACAGCGCCAGTGGTGGTGAATGTACTATTACATTCAGTGGTTATTATTATCCGCCAGGATCAATTATGCTGTACGGTTACGATAGAGCTAATAACAAATATTTGATTTCACATTTAGAAACCACAATGGGCCAAAGAGAAATACCAGGTGGTGGTTCAGCAGGTTCGCCAACAGCGTTTGACGGTGCTACCAGCAATACTGTAGTGAAGTTGAAACTCAGAGAAACAGAAACAGGAGCAAGTCGTTCGTTTGGTACTACTACCCATGCTTGGATCCAGTTTGTGATGTATGATTAAGGATTAACATGGCGTTAATTAATTACAAATCTAGTCAAATTAGATTAAATGTTCCCAACAAAGTTCTTCCTGTTTCTGTGTCTACAATTACAGGAGAAAGCTATTGGGACTATGCAAATGGTTCCGGTGACCTGTGGTATTCGGGTGCGGGCACAAAAAAATATTATCGCTGGACCGTTACATTTAGCGTCACAGCACAGAACCATGGCAGTCACCTAACAAGAGATGATTTTACCTACAATGGATTAGACATTGTAGTAGGCGATTGGATCGCAGGTGCAACTAGCGGTCAGTGTCTTAAGATTGTAAGCATTACATCAAAGACAGCAAATACAGTTACTTGTATAGTTGAAGATTGGCTACGATATAATACATTTAAAAGCGCAACAGGTAATGGTATTTTCAATACCGGGGCCGCTGTTGTTTTTAGCCTCAACGAAAACGGCTTACCTTTACTTGATCCATTACCGGGTATAGTAAGCACAGACTTTTATCCAACGGTAATGAGCCGCTTTCAATATTTGAATCCGTTGTTAAACTATGTGTTAGAACAAGAAAGTCATGGATTTAGTAAAGGCGATGTTATTGCCGTTACCGCCTCTGGATTCGTTGTAGCAAACACAACCACAATGGATAAAATGATTGGTACCGTGATTGAAACAGGCCCGGGTCCAAACTTCTTCATGATCTCGCCAAACAATCGTATCATTGACTTTGAGCCTAGCATCCCTGGAAGCCAAGGAGATTATATCTATTTAGATACTGACGGTGATTTGACCGCTAGTAATACCACAGGTAAGATTGTTTTCTTAAAAATTCAAGACGCTATTGCTACAGAAATAGAAGGAACAGTTAACAATCCCACAGTACCCGATGGTCACCAAATTGCATTAAACGGTGTGCTGGTTACCTTTGCCGGCACAGGTGGTGCTAATGCCAATGTTAATCAAATGGTTGCAACTATTAATGCAAACACCAGTAATCACTACGTGGTTGCAAGCAGCGTACCAACTTCAACTGTAATTACCAGCGATGCTGCTAATACAATTTACGGTCTTGTTGGCGGATTTGTGCCATTCAGCGCATATATTAATACAGGCAGCGGTAATACACTTGTTAATTTTACAACTAATGTAGCAGGTTCAGCAGCATTTGGTGCACCAGTTTCTATTTCAGCTGATATGGCTGTGGATATTAATGCTGCAAATATTGCTAATCTAACTGCTACTGCTACTTCTACTGAATTAACATTAACCGAATTAAATGGCAATGCTATTACAATTACAAATGCTAATGCAGACACCACTGGATATTTCTTTGTTGGGCCTAGCAATGTTTCGGGATTGCCGGCATCAACTAGTGCAACAGGTGCTAGAAAACTAAAGCTATCAAGATCAGATGGTGGCGAAATTCTAATCTATGAAGGCACTGAGTTTTTCCGTGTAGGCACAGGTGTAGCCAGCGGCCATAACGGCATGTACCCATTAGCAATGAATATTGAACGTGGTTTGCGTAGTGCAGGAACCAGCGTAGTAGCAAACATTGCAGCTCGCGATGCATTAAATCCACAAACAGGCGATCAAGCATATGTATTAAATGCAGGTAACGGTGAATGGGGTCTTTACGTTTATAACGGTAGCGCCTGGGTACAGGTTGCTAACTCAGATAGTGCAACCACAGATGCTAAGACAATGACCACAACATTTACTATGCCTGTGGTAGGTTTTGGCAATAGTACTACAAATACACTAGGAAATATAAGTCCAGGACGTAAGATTACCAGTGTAAGTTTTGAAGTGCATACACCGTTTAGTGGGTATATAGGAAATATTATACCTAATATTGAGGTTGGAACTATATCAAATGCTTCGCTATTTGTTAACGCAACCACAAATGATTTAACGGAAAATACAGAATTTTATGTAAATCCAGAATATGTATATCCTGCATCAAATACACAAGATTTACAAATTCGTGTGCGATGCAACCATTACAGAGCTTCAGCAGGCAATGTAACTGTAAAGCTGACTTATGTCTAATTATTGATAAATAAACAGAACAGCAACTTACTGAAAAGATCTGGGAGAGTCACAAATGGCTGATATTAAGAATTTTGGTATTAAGGGTTTGGCAGCAGATGTCCAAATGGGCAAGAGCGGTGGACGCTTAAAATACGACAGCGCAAATGGTAGGTTTGACCTAACACAAGCAGATGGTACCACTTTAGAAGATTTACGAGTTGGTACACTTACTTCAGGTACCTGGAACGGTAGCATTATTGGTGCTGCTTATGGTGGTACTGGGCAGGACTTTAGCAGCTCAACAGGCGTGCAAAAATGGTCCGGCGGTGTTGCATCTGTTGGTAACATTGACCTAGCAAATGCCAGTTTCGTTAGTGGTATTCTCCCAATCACTAACGGCGGTACTGGTGCTAATACTGCACCTGATGCAAGAACAAACTTAGGCCTAGGTAATCTTGCTACTCAAGCAGACAATAATGTTGCAATCACAGGTGGCGCAATTAACGGTACAGTTATTGGTGCATCTAGTGCAGCTAATATTACAGGTACATGGATTGAAGCAACATCAGGATTTATTGGTAACATTACTGGTGGTGCAGCGTTCCTAACAACCACAACTTATTTCAGTGCTAGCGGCGATGCAAGTGCATCAGCAGTAGCATATCAAGGCAATGCTAACGTAGACCTATCGCTAACACTAGCTAATACAGCAGTGACAGCAGGCACATACGGCAGCGCAACAAATATTCCTCAGTTTACAGTTGACTCAAAGGGTCGCATTACAGCAGCAAGTAACATTTCAATTGCAACAACACTAAATGTTGCAGGCGACAGTGGCACCGATGGCATTGACCTACTAACCGACACATTAAGTGTACTAGGTGGAGTTGGCTTAACATCATCTGTAACAGCAAATACAATTACTGTTGACTTAGATAACACCGCTGTAACAGCAGGTGTATACGGTAGTTCAACAAATATTCCACAATTTACAGTTGATGCACAAGGTCGTATTACAGCAGCCAGCAATATTGCAGTAGCAACAAACTTTGTTATTAGCGGTGATGTTGGCGGTACAGATACTGTTAACGGTGGTGAAACATTATCAGTTTCAGGTGGTGTTGGTTTAACAACAACCATCGCTAACAACAGTATCACAGTTGACTTAGATAACACCGCTGTAACAGCAGGTGTGTATGGTAGTTCAACAGATATTCCACAGTTAACAGTTGATGCACAGGGTCGTATTACAAGCGCAAGCAATGTGAGCATTTCAACCAGCTTTGGTATTGCAGGTGACAGTGGTACAGATACATTTAATGTTGGTGAAACACTAACTGTTAGCGGCACAGCAGACGAAATTGAAACCGCTGTAACAAATAATACAATTACAGTTGGCCTAGTAAACAATCCAATCATCAGCGGTAACCTACATGCTAATGGTAGCATTACTGCTGATGGCGATTTACAAATTGATGGTAACTTAACAGTTGGCGGTAATGTTGTAACACTTAATGTAACAACACTTGAAGTAGATGATAACATGATCTACTTGAATGCTAACAGTAATGTTGCAAATCCAGACTTAGGCTTCGTTGGTAACTACAACGATGGCACTTATGCACACGCTGGTTTATTCCGCGATGCAAGTGACGGACGATTCAAGTTCTTCCACAAGTATGTTCCAGAGCCAGATGCATGTGTATACATTGATACATCAAACACTACCTTTGCACTAGCCAACGTTGAAGTTGACACAATCTTTGGTAACGTTTCAGGTGGCGCAGCTTTCCTAAGCACAACAACATACTTTAGCGCATCAGGTGACGCAACTGCTAGCGCAGTAGCATACCAGGGTAACGCCAACGTTGACCTATCACTAACACTAGCTAATACTGCGGTAACTGCTGGTACTTATGGTGATGCAACTCATATTCCACAATTTACAGTCGACTCAAAGGGTCGTATTACAGCAGCCAGCAATATTGCTATTTCAACATACTTTGATCTAGCAGGCGATTCAGGCACAACAACAATTGACGGTGGTGAGACACTAAGTGTACTAGGTGGAGTTGGTTTAACAACGGCCGTTACAGCTAATGCAGTAACAGTTGACCTAGACAACACAGCGGTAACTGCTGGCACATACGGTAGCAATACCCAGATTGCAACATTTACTGTTGACGCACAGGGTCGTTTAACTGCTGCAAGTAATGTAAGCATTGCAACAACACTAAATGTTGCTGGCGATAGTGGCACAGACGGTATTGATTTACTAAGTGAAACACTAACAGTTGCAGGTGGTGTTGGTTTAACTACCGCAGTAACAGCAAATACAATTACTGTTGATTTGGATAATACTGCGGTAACAGCAGGTGTTTATGGTGATTCTGCAAATATTCCTCAGTTTACTGTTGATGCACAGGGTCGTATCACAAGCGCAAGCAACATCAGCGTAGCAACAAACTTTACAATTGCTGCTGATGCTGGTACTGCTGACGTAGTCAATGGTGGTGAAACATTAACTGTTGCAGGTGGTGTTGGTTTAACAACAACTGTTGCTAATAACAGCGTAACAGTTGATCTAGATAACACAACGGTAACTGCCGGTGTATTTGGTAGTGCAACACAAATTCCACAAATTACTGTTGATGCACAAGGTCGCTTAACAGCAGCCAGCAACGTAACAATTTCAACTAGCTTTGATATCAGTGGTGATGTTGGTGCTAACGATACAGTTAACGTAGGCGAAGTACTAGACTTTGCTGGTACAGCAAACCAAATTGAAACAACAATTGGTAATAACAGCGTTACATTTGCACTAACACCAAACGTATCAATCAGCGGCTCAATGACTGCTGATTCGTTCACAGATGGTGTACTAACAATTCAAGATGGTAACATCACAAGTGCAGTTCATGGAACATTCAGCGGTAATGTACAAGCAGGTGCGCTAAAAGATGGTACAGCTACATTATCAAGTGGTTCGCTAACTGGTGCAGTTGATGGTAACTTCAGTGGTAATGTTGCATTTGGTGGACTAAATGATGGCGCCGTAACAATCACTGATTGGTCAACAGACGGTACATTTGCAACACCAAACAATACCTCAGTAGCAACAACAGCCGCAGTTAAGAGCTACGTTGATGCACAACTAGGTGCAACTAACTTAGATATTGCTGGTGATACAGGTACAGCAAGTGTTGACCTAGACAGTCAGACATTAACTGTTGCTGGTACAGCTAACGAAATTGAAACAAGCGTAAGCGGTCAAACTATAACAATTGGCTTGCCAAACGATGTTACTGTTGGCAACAACTTAACAGTTACAAACAATCTAAGCGTAACAGGCTCATTACTATCAAACGATATTACCGCAGCCACAGTTAATGTTAACGGTGACGCAGTCATTACAGGTAACTTAACTGTTCAGGGTACACAAACAATTGTTGAATCAACAACTGTTCAAACAGCAGATGCAATCTTCCGTGTAAACAGCAATGGTACAACTGGTGCTAACGTAGGCTTTGAAGCTAACGTTGGTGGCAGCATGAAGCAGATCGTTTATACACCTTCTAATACATGGAGCCTAGGCACAGAAGATTTAACACTAGGTGACTTAACAGCCGCTAGTGGTACAATCAGTGGCAACCTTGCTGTAACAGGCGATGTTGCGTTTGGTAGCTTAACTGACACTGGTAACAGCATTACAGTTACTAAGTTTGTAAACGAAGCTGACGGTATTGCTAATAACGATAACGATACTACAATCCCAACATCAGCAGCGGTAGCTGATTACGTTGCTAACAATGGCGGCGATGGAATGTTGCTACGCGGCACATTCACAGCCAATAGCAGCGCAAGCAGCTTTACAATTGGTACTGTACCAAACGTAACTGCTAGAACATACTATGTTGACAAGGTTGTAATCAAGGTCAGCACAGCATTTAGCGGTGGCAGCTTCAACCACATCCTAGTTAAGGAAAATGGCGGTAGCGGTACAACACTTGTAGCAGTAGATGATGCTGATGCAGGTACAGCAGGTACATATATTATTGAACTTGATGGTGATACAACACTTACAAGAAATCAGGGTGTTGTGGTACAGTTCAAGCAGAGCGATGGCTCAACAGCATCGGTTGTAACAGCCGGTAGCATGGTAGCAACTGTACACTACAAATATGTAGTATAATATTTCTCAGAGATGGGAAGTTTGGGAAGGGGTCGAAAGGCCCCTTCCTTTTTTATTGCTTTATAACAAAACTATTACAGCAGATTATCGCGTCTTGATCAGAATTGTTTGATGTGATGCCCCAAGGTATGTGAGCAGGGAAGTAAACAATTTTATTTGTCTTTGCTGGAATAAAATGTTCATTGTTTTGAACTCGGGGCGGGCATGAATACAATTTAGGACCGTATTGATCAAAATATAAATTGCAACTGTTTTCAGTAGTCCTTAGAAAAAGTACAGAATGATACCAACGGTGCCGGTGGACCGATTGTGGAAAGTTATGACCGGGTCTTAGGCCCATGGTCCAAGTTTCGCAGATTTCAATATCTGTCCAATCCTCTTTTCTAATTCTAAAATGGGGGCCTGCATTTTCAACAAACATGTTACCAATTAAAGAATTTAACTTAGCAATGCTTTTTCCTAAGGTAATGTTTTTATTAGTGACCCAACCAAAATTAGCAGTATGAAAATACTGTGTGGCTTTACTGGCTTGAACTTCTTTTAAAATAGCATCAGCTACAGTATCATCAATTTGTAATTCACCCTCAAATATCCAGTCTGGAAATAGGGGATAGCTGAGTAAACTAGAGCTCATTTTCATACAGTTATTTAACTCTTTTTATAGCATACGTTATAAGTTAAAGGAATGGTTGACACGCACTCTAAAGATGTTATACTATATAAGTAGGTGTTAGGGAAAGATATAATCTAATGTCCACAACTAGGCAGGCTCTTACCGCAGTCATTTACGACAAGCGTGGTAAAGTTATATCCGTGGGTCAGAACAGTTACGTTAAGACTCATCCGTTACAAGCACTTCATGCAGTAAAGGCGGGTATGCCTGACAAGCAGTTTCTTCATGCTGAGATTCATGCAATTGTAAAATGCAAGGATCTAAGCAGGGCTCATAGGATTTTTGTTAGCCGCTGGGATAAAAAAGGCAAGCCTGCGTTAGCTAAGCCTTGTCCTGTATGTATGAGCGCAATCGAATCTGCTGGTATTGAAATTGTCGAACACACCTAAATGTTCTTGACAATACTGCTAATGATGCTAAAATAAAAATATAAGTTAGGGAGTTTAGTTTGTTATTCTTTAAGAAAAAGGTAATCCTTACAGACATTGACGGTGTTATGTTGGACTGGGAAGAGGGTTTCTCGGTTTGGATGGAACATCACGGTTATAAGCCGGTTGAGGGATACAAGCTAATGTATAAGATTGGAGAACGCTACGGTATCTCCAATGAAGAAGGCCATAAGTTGGTTCGACTTTTTAACGAAAGTGCAGCAATTGGTTTTCTTCCGCCAGTTCGAGACGCACAGCATTATGTGCGACTGCTGGCTGAAAAGCACAAGTATAAGTTTCTTGCAGTTACTTCGCTGAGCACTGACATTTATGCGAAGGAATTGCGTGTTCGAAATCTTAAGAAACTGTTTGGTGATATCTTTATTGATGTTATTTGTCTAGATACAGGAGCAGACAAAGACGAGGAACTGGATCGTCTAAGCCGTATATACAAGGGCAACTACTGGATCGAAGACAAGCCCGAAAACGCTGACGCTGGTGTAAAGTGCGGCTTCAAATCGTTGCTGGTTGAACATGGGCACAATTTAGATTACAAGGGTCCTGCTACTGTAGTAAAGACCTGGGAAGAAATTTACAACATTATCACTAAGTAAGAGAGAAACTATGAGTGCAGAAATTGATTTTCCTACCAAGGAAGTTGTAGCCGTTGCCTGTGCTATTTTTAACGCACAGGGATTTATCAAACGAGATTCCTATCAACAGCTAGCCGAAGGCGAAGCGCCTAAGTCTCCTAACAGCACTATCTTGTATAATCATTTTTTGAATGATGTAAAAGTTGAAACTAGTGCAGAGGACTATGCCCTAGCAGAAACTATCATCGACTACTTACGGGGGCTGAGCTTCAAAGCATTTGAACGTTCATTGACTGAGTTTGAAGCCAATGTTCTAAAGTTCGTTGGTACTGAACGTGTAGGTAAAGACAAGCTGGGCATTGCTGCTAGTCTGCCTAATGTTTATAGCCGTAAACTAGAAGCAGACAAATGGACCATTCGTGAATCAGAGCTTGCAGATACCAGCGACTATGTGGGTGCGCTAAACAAGCGCGGAGAGTTTGATCTTAAGGTAGAGCATGTACGAGAGATTCCGTCCACAATGAGCTTTCTGTATACATGTTCAGAATCCGATAAAAACATTGTTAAGTTCTTTAACACAAGCAAGATTGCTAGCCCAGGTGATGAACTAAACATCACAGCCTATGTTAAAAGTCATGCGGTGAGCAAGTACAGCGGCGGTAAAGAAACAATGATTAACCGTATTAAAGTATCCAGTTAACTTTTTACTATAAATTTAGATAAATAGTAGTAGTTGAAAGACTACTACTATTTTTTTATGGGTACAGCACATGTCAAACTATAATCATCCGTCAATGTTACCTCCCGGAGGTCCACATCATTTGCGCGACTTATCAAATGCAATGGATTATAATGCTGCTGGCCAGCCTGTTATTAGAACAATTAGTACAGCAAGTAATTCATCGGCTGATGGTGCTAGAGATGCTTTTGGTAGACAGCGTGTAGCATCTCCATATACACTTTTTGATTCTAGCCAACGCTATAGTCGTCGTGATGATCAGTGGGCCACACGATTAGTTGGCGCTGGTGATGCATTGTACAATGTTAATCAAAGTACTACATCTTTGACTGTAACCAATGCTAGCGGTGATAAAGTAACTCGCGAAACACTTCGTGTGTTTCCTTACCAACCCGGCAAAAGTTTACAGATTATGGCTACATTTGTTTTTGACCAAGGTCAAACAGGTTTAGCTCAGCGTGTCGGATACTTCAACGACCAAAACGGTATATTTGTTTCTAACAAGAATGGTATCAACTATATTGTAAAAAGAACTTACATCGATGGTTCAGCAAATGATATAGAAATACCTCAGAGTCAGTGGAATGTTGATAAGCTAGATGGTAGTACAGCGACAGGTATAGATCTCGATACAACTAAAGCTCAGATCTTTTTCTGTGATATTGAATGGCTTGGTGTTGGTAGTATAAGAACCGGTTTCGTGATTGATGGTAACTTTTATCTAGCACATGTTTTTCATCATGCTAACAGTTTAGACACAGTTTATATGACAACTGCGACATTACCAGTTCGTTATGAAATTGAAAACATTGCTGGCACTGTGGCCAGTAGCGCAATGAAACAAATTTGTTCTACTGTGATATCAGAAGGTGGTTATGAACTAAGAGGTCGTCCATATAGTATTGGTCGTCCTGTAACAGCGATTATGAACTTGCCTACAGCAGGAACGTTCTATCCCTTGGTTTCTATAAGATTAAATTCCAGTAATCTCGATGCTGTTGCCGTAGTCAAAAACATCAGCATGTTAGGTGTTGCTAACAATGGTAAGATGCAATATAAATTAGTTTCCAATGCAACCGTTACTGGAGGCAGTTGGTCCAGTGTAAGTGGGTCATTAGTTCAGTATAATATTACCGGTAATACAATGAGTGGTGGTGAAACACTAACGTCTGGTTATGTAGGTATCAACAACCAAAGTGGTCAAACTATTACACTTGATCCTGGCGCATTTGCCTTCCAGCTTGAACGTAACGGCTTGACAAATACCTCAATTACAATTACGCTGGCTGTTGCTGCGGCTGTTGACGGTGATGATGCTGTGGGCAGTATTGATTGGGAAGAACTCTTTTGAGGGTTGAGGTTCACTTTACTGGTGATAGTTTCGTTGCGTTTGGTCCTGATGGGCAAAGAATTACTAATAGATCAATTTTAGAACAAATTTCTTTTCATCCTTTTCCAGGATTCAAAACTTCCTTCTATATAGATGTAAACGCCAATATTCCTGAAGAACCCAAGCAGCTCAACATATATACTAACATTACAACACAGAAGAGGTAACAAATGGCTTTCAATAGAACTTTCAATGAAGAAGAAAAAGCACGCCTTAAGAGACTAATTGAAGAAGGCATGCAGGTAACTTACGAAATTGAAACGCTAAAAGATGGTCTTCGCGATACTGTTAAAGCAATTGCAGAAGAAATGGATCTTAAGCCTGCTACATTAACTAAGGCAATTAAGGTAGCACATAAAGCATCACTAGGTGATGAGCGTGACAAGTTTGATGAACTTGAAACTATTCTCGAGGCAGTTGGCAAAACACTTTAATTTGCTTGACATCTTGTCAAAAGTCTGTTAGAATAGTATTTTAATTAGGTATTGCGTCAGCCAGAAATGATGCTTGGAGTGATTGATTAATGAGTTATGTAGATGCCTTCTACGATAAAAACAAAGACTCGGTGTATGTTGCAGAACGTGTTAATGGTAAAAGACTACTCGTAGAACATAGACCCGAATACAACTTTTATGTTGCAGACCCAAAAGGTACTCGTCGTAGCATTTATGGCGAGCCTGTTTCCGAAATAAGATGTAAGTCATATAAAGACTTTCGTAAAAATGTCGCGATCAACAGTTCAAACAGAACGTTTGAAAGCGACATTAAGCCTCTTAACAAAACTATTGCTAAACACTATAACGGTGTTGAGCCACCAAAGCTTCAAACAGCGTTTTTCGATATTGAGGTAGACTTTGATCCACAGAGGGGTTATGCTAGCCCTGATGATGCGTTCATGCCTATTACTGCGATCGGCGTGTATCTACAGTGGCTAGAAGCAATGATCTGTTTAGCTGTTCCGCCTAAGACACTTAGTTGGGAGCAAGCACAAAACATTGCCAAAGATATTCCTCAGGTTATGCTTTTTCAAACTGAAAAAGAAATGCTTGAAGTATTTTTGTCATTGATTGAAGATGCAGATATTCTTAGCGGCTGGAACAGCGAAGGTTATGATATTCCGTACACAATTAACCGTATTATTAAAGTACTGAGCCGCAACGACACAAGACGAATGTGTCTTTGGGACCAGCTGCCAAAAGAAAGAATGTACGAAGCATTTGGTAGCGAGCGACAGACCTATGACTTAATTGGTCGCGTTCACTTAGACTATATGCAATTGTATCGCAAGTACAACTATGAAGAACGTCACAGTTATCGACTAGATTATATTGGCGAGATGGAAATTGGTGAAAGAAAAATTCCGTATGAGGGCAGTCTTGATAGACTTTACAATCACGACTTCCTAAAGTTTCTAGAGTACAACATTCAAGATACAATGCTATTGGCTAAGTTAGATCAGAAACTTCAGTTTATTGATCTTGCTAACACTATCGCGCATGATAATACTGTGTTGCTGCCCACAACAATGGGCGCTGTGGCAACCACAGAGCAGGCTATTATCAACGAAGCACATCGCCGAGGCTTTGTTGTACCTGACAGGACTCGTAGCAGTGACAACGCTGATACACAAGCGGCTGGTGCTTATGTTGCCTTTCCAAAGAAAGGTTATCATGAGTGGGTGGGCAGTATGGATATTAACTCACTATATCCGTCAGTGTTCCGCGCACTCAACATGGCCCCTGAAACAATCGTTGGTCAAATCAAATCTACTTATACCGACGAAGAAATCCAAAGCAAAATGCGTCTACAAAAGATGAGCTTTGCAGATGCATGGTCAGGTAAGTTTGGTACCAACGAGTATGAGTTTGTTATAGAAAAAGACATTAATCATCCTTTGGTATTAGAACTCGAAGGTGGTGAAAAACTAGAGTGTACTGGCGCTGATATCTATAACCTAGTATTCAAAAGCGGCCAGCCCTGGAACATCAGTGCTAACGGTACTATCTTTAAAACAGATGTGCAGGGTATTGTTCCCGGACTACTAGAGCGTTGGTACAGCGAACGTAAGGATCTTCAAAAGAAAAAGAAAGAAGCAACTACGTCAGAAGAAAAAGCATACTGGGACAAACGTCAGTTGGTTAAGAAGATTAACTTGAACAGCTTGTATGGCGCTATTTTGAATCCAGGTTGCCGCTTCTTTGATAAACGCATTGGACAGAGTACAACGCTAACAGGTCGACGTATTACACGACACATGGCTGCTAAGACCAATGAACTGCTCACAGGTGAGTATGATCACTTAGGACCTTGTATCATTTATGGTGACACTGACTCTGTTTATTTTACTGCTAAACCTGCATTACCCAAAGACACTGAATTAGATTTGGAAAGTGCAGTAAAGTTGTATGATCACATTAGTGATACTGTGAGCGACACCTTTCCTGAATTCCTAAAACAAGACTTTAATGTTCCGCTTATTGCAGGCGAAGTGCTGAAGGCGGGTCGCGAAGTAGTTGGTCGTGCAGGATTGTTCATTACTAAAAAGCGTTATGCTATCAACTGTTGGGACATTGAAGGTTATCAACCTGAGGGTGGCAAGCTCAAAGTTATGGGCATGGAAATCAAGCGCAGTGATACACCTGAGTTTGTGCAAGACTTTCTAGAAAGAATCCTGTTTGATGCACTTAGCGGTAAGAGTGAAAAAGAAGTTATCGACTATATCAAGCAGTTCAAGAAAGAATTTCAAAGCATTGATCCTTGGAAGAAAGGCATGCCTAAGCGTGTTAACAATCTCACGCAATACACAGCACAACTTGAGAAACAACAGGTCAATGAAAAGAATATTAAATTGCAGCGGCTACGAGAACTAGCCAATGAAGTTGAAGATGGTACTATCCCGGGTCATGTTAGGGCTAGTATCAATTGGAACCAACTTAAAAAGGCTAACAGCGATGCTTATAGTACAACCATCATGGACGGTGCTAAGGTAATCGTATGTCGCCTCAAGAGTAACCCAATGGGATATAAGAGTATCGCTTATCCAACCGACGAGATCAACTTACCCCAATGGTTTAAAGAACTACCGTTTGATGAGGTAGAAATGGAAACAGCCGTCCTAGATAAGAAGATACAAAACGTACTAGGACAGATGGGTTGGGACTTAGATAAGACCAAAGAAAGCGAAGCGTTCAGTGAATTTTTTGAGTTCTAATCTAAAAAAATTATATATTTTCACTTGACAGATCTAAATATTAATGTATACTAAACATAATCTAGGAGAATCAATATGGCAAAAGTAACAAAAATTTCCGATAAACTTACAAAAGTAAATGACAACTTTACTGTCAATATGTATGACAACGGCTTCATGATCGAAGTTGGTGGTCGCAACAGCGAAGACGACTGGGCTTCAGTAAAGCTAACTGTCCAGACACTAGACGAACTACTAGTTCTAATTAAGGAAGCAGCATCATTGGAGCGTAACGACTAATATGGCTAAGAACAATTACATCAAAGACACACTAAAGGATGTGCTAAAGCACACACATAGTCTTGGCATCTTCGAAATGGTAAAGATTTCAGGTACAATGGAAGAAACTTCTGTTGAAACTGTTGATGCGGAAAAGACTGTTATCTTTAAAGGCAAGACAGTAAGTCCAGTACCAGACTTTGTTGATGCTACTGTTGGCTTGAGCCGTATGGGTGTTCTACAGGGTTACTTGCAGTATCCAGGTTTTGACGATGAGGCTGCAACGGTACAAGTAACAACACAAAATCGTAACGGTGAAGACGTTCCGGTTGAAGTAGAGTTTGTTGCCGCTGATGGTACTGACGCACACTATCGTTTCATGCTCGCTGATGTTGTTAATCAGCAACTAAAAGAAATCAAGTTTAAGGGCGCTGAGTTTGATGTTAACATCATCCCAACAGCAAAGAATCTTAAGGACTTGGGTTACTTTAACAGCGTACTTGGTTCATACGAAGCTAACTTTGCGCCAAAGACCAAGGACGGTAAGTTGTACTTCCATATTGGTGACGGCGTAAGCGATCGTACAAAGATTCTTATCGCAGAGGGTGTTGACGGTGATATCACTCACGAATTCCGCTGGCCTTTGGATATTGTTCTTAAGATTCTACGTTTAGGTGATAGTGCAAACATTGTACTAAGCATCAACAACAAGGGACTATTACAAATTAAGGTACTAAGCGGCTTAGGCGAGTATACATATCTGCTCCCAGCGAAGGGTTAATATGACTGATTTAGGTAAGCGTCAAAGTGATTATGCAGTATATCTACCTGCTATCAGCAGTTTCTATACCAAGCAACTACAAAAGACACTAGCTAATCCCAACGACTGGCGCACACCAGCTGGATTTGAGTTAGGCAATGCAGGACTTGATTTTCTTAAAAAGGATCAATCCTATTATCATTATCCATACGGACTATACTCTGCTGGTCACGCCCACTTAGATCCTGCTCGTAGTGATGCAGAAGAGCCTATGGTGCAGTTGCGCGATCGTAGTTATACAACTATTCTTGGCGACTCGGGTGGTTTCCAAGTAGCTAGCGGTGTGTTAAAACTAGATTGGACCAATGCTAAGGATCCAAACGACCCTAGTAGAATCGATCTCTGTGAAAAGATTCTTCGTTGGTTAGAGCACACCGCTGATTGGGCTATGACCTTGGATATTCCAGGATTTGCCGCTGTTCCACCTTATAACAAAAAGACTGGCTTGACTAAGATCCAAGATACAATTGATATCAGTTTGCTCAATTTAGATTACTTTGTACGCAATCGTGTACCTGGTAAGACTAAGTTTCTAAATGTACTATCTGGTACTGATCAGAAGAGCGCAGATGACTGGTATGAAAGCGTAAAGCATTTTAGTGATCCTAAGTTTGTTGCAGCCAACTATGGTGATGCTAATCGCACACTAGAAGGCTATGCGTTTGCTGGTATTAACATGCGTAACATGCCTATTGCTCTTAAGCGTATTCTAAAGTTACGCGAAGATGGTCTACTAGAAGGTAAAGGTTGGATCCACTTCCTAGGTACCGGTAAGCTCAACTGGGCTTGCTATCTAACTAGCATTCAGCGTATGCTACGCAAACACGATAGCCCAAACATCACAATTAGTTTTGATGCAGCAAGCCCATTCGTTAATACAGCATATGGCCAATGCTACAGCTACAATTACTTCTCACCTAAGCGTTTTGGTTATTTCATGAACCGTGCGTTTGATAATCAAAAGTTAAAAGGTAGCACATTACCAATGCCGTTCAACGGCCCAATCATGGAAAGACTCGTTGCAGGAGATATTTGCTGCATGGAAGAAGGTGACTTGGATCGTAACGGAAAGGCTAAGACTAAAGAAAGCACAAGTTGGGACACACAAAGCTATCTTTATTACATGGGTCACAGCGTATACAATCACATCACAGCGGTACAAGAAGCTAATCGTCTAGCCGATATGGAAAAGTATCGTGCTAACGTACACTATAGTGATTGGATCAATGACAAGACTAACAAGGGAACAAACGAGTTTAGTCCATATGTTCCATATAGTGTGGTATACTTTGATAGTTTTGTACAAGAAGTACTAGATCCTGCATGTCCAAACCCATATGAACTTATTGACAAGTACAGTAAGTTCTTAGAAGAAATCAGCTTTGGTAGTTATGCTACCGAGACACATCTCGATACAAGCTTCTTTGAAGAAGCATCAACCGCAGTACATGATGAGACTGTGAGCAGAGAAGAAGAAATGCTTGATCCAGCAATGATGGGAGACTTTGATGGAGAATAGAGACGGTCACGACGATACAACAAAGTTTTTTATTGGAACTGAAGTTGAGCACAGCCCTGCATATGGGCAAAGGACTCTATTTGTTGTGGGTTTACAACCAAAAGAGGAAATTTTAACTCGAGCGTTAAACAATAAATGCCCTCATATCTATCTAGGTGCTAATCAAAGTTTTAAACCTAGCGACAGCGAATGGGGTGCTTGGGACGAACTTATTACTTCGTTGCTCAAGGACGATATCTGGGTCACCTTAGATTTTGATGTAGAGTATGCAAAGCATCCTTGGTTTCATGATAATGGGTGGAACGAATATAATAACTTTATACCGATGATTAGTGTTAAGGTTCCCTATATTCGGTTGTACAATTATAATGCAACAGTCAAAATTGATGATACAGGATTTAGAAAATCAAATCCTGGTGTGTGGTGTCATGATTTGCACAGCCTACAAAACAGAGATCAATTCACCGATTGGTCTAAATATACTAAGGATGAAGTAATTACTTGACTTTAATCCAAAGTATAGTATTATACAATATATGAATATAAAATTAGAATGCGACGATGATGGAGTTACAGTTACTACAACTATAGAAGTTGAAAGTCTAGATACCGAGCAGGACTTGCAAGAAGTATTTCTAAAATTTATTAAATTTGTTAGAAAGTGCGGTGCTAAGTTTCCCGAAGAACTAGAACAAATAGAAAAGGAGTTTAAAAAATGATAGAGCTGTTAATAAACATTATAGTAGGTATTGCATCTATTATTTTCTTTTCTATTTTGATTTGGTTTGTTTGGGAATCTAACAAATATATTTCAGAACGTAATCGTCTCAGAAAAGAAACAGGCAAATACTACGACCACGAGATTCACGAAGAGCTGTTAAAGCGAATGAGTGATAAAAAGACCAAGGACAAGCAATGAAAACTATTTGGGTTACATTTCAAAAAGAAGGCATTCATATGTATCCGGGTGCCGATAAGGATCCAAAGTTAGCCACAGGCGATTGGGACGATGTAAGTTTTCTAGGTGTGCCGCATAGGCACATTTTTCATTTCAAAGTTTGGATCGAAGTGTTTCACGATGATCGAGACATTGAATTTATTCAGTTCAAGCGTTGGATGGAACGTCAGTACAGTCAGGGTGTGCTAGAACTGAATCACAAGAGCTGCGAAATGATCGCAGAAGATTTAGCCAAAGAGGTTAGGGCAAAGTATCCTAATCGCTGGCTAAAAATTAGCGTAGCCGAAGACAATGAAAACGGTTGCGAGATCGACTTCCCCAAGCCCACAGAGGATTGGCAAGTTGACGGTCCAACATATTTTAGATAATAGGAGAAAACAATGACCGAGACACATCTAAAGATTAAGGCAGTATTCGAAGAATACATTAAGGAATCTGAAGCATTTGAAGTTAAGGGCGTGAAGGCAGCAGCCGCTCGTGCTCGTAAGGCTTTGGGCGAACTTGGTAAGCTAACTAAGGCTCGTCGTGCCGAGATTCAAGACAAAAAGAACGCAATGTAATTTAGTGTTAGGATAATAAAATGTTTTATAAAGAATCTATAAAGATGGATGTTGCAAGAGTAAACGAAGCAATGACTCGTGTTTATCAAAACATGTTTCTAGCCATAGTTACTTCAATGTTAGTGAGTTACTTTGTTGGCAACAGTCCAGCATTGCTAAACTTTTTCTTCACTGGAATAACAAAATGGGTTGTTATTTTTGCACCATTGGTTGCAGTATTCTTTATTTCATTTAAGATGCCGACTGCATCAAAACAAACAGCACAATTAATGTTGCATGGATTTGCAGCATTAATGGGTCTGAGCTTTGCAACTATCTTTGCAGTATATACTTCACTGAGCATTGTCCAAGCATTCCTAGGTGCAGCATGTTTGTTTCTAGCAATGACGCTATACGGTTATACAACCAAACGAGATCTAACTAGCGTTGGATCATTTATGTTTGTAGGTCTAATCGGTATTATCATTGCAAGTATTGTTAATATTTTTATTGGTAGTACTGTGATGCAGATGGTAATTAGTGCGCTGGCAGTGATTATTTTTCTAGGTTTAACTGCCTATGATACACAAAAGATTAGAGAAATGGTTATGTTTGATAACAGAGGCAATGCCGAGGTAACCGGAGCATTAACGCTGTATTTGGACTTTATTAATCTTTTCCTAAATTTACTACAACTTTTTGGTAGCAGAAAATAACACATGACAGTCTATATAGTTGAACTAGAACCCGTAGAAACTAGATACACTAAACAATGGAAGCAGTTCCTGCCATCACAGATGCTGATGGCAGGACTTCCTGTTGAAGTGATAGAAGGTCCAAGTGATGCTCCACAGGACACAACGCCTGGCGCTTTTCTAAACTTCAGTGGTACTAACTACTGGAAGAGCGAACAGTTAAAAACTATTTCGCAAATGTTTGCTGCTGGTAAAATCAAAGACGGGGACTACTTTCTATATACTGACGCATGGAACCCAACAATTCTACAGCTAAAATATATGGCAGAGCTGTTGGGTATTAAAATTATGATTGGTGGTATGTGGCATGCAGGAAGTTATGATCCTGCGGACTTTTTAGGTCGCCTCATTGGTAATGCTTCTTGGGTACGACATACCGAAAAGGCATTATTCTATGCCATTGATCATAACTATTTTGCCACAGATTTTCACATTGACTTGTTTAGCTTAAATCTTCTAGGCATCGATCCAGATAGCGTTCGGCATAGATATATTCGAGAAGGTAAGGTCGTAAGATGCGGTTGGCCAATGGAATATCTAGAACATATGATGTATGGTCATAAAAATACAAACAAGCGTGACCTTATATTATTCCCACATCGTATCGCACCGGAAAAGCAACTAGATATTTTTAAAGATCTAGCAAAGCATCTGCCCCAGTATGAATTTGTAGTATGCCAAGAGAAGAGCTTATCCAAGCAGGAATATCATACACTGCTAGGAGAAGCTAAAATGGTATTCAGTGCCAACTTACAAGAAACATTAGGTATCAGTTGGTATGAGGGTGCAGCGGCTGGTGCAATACCATTAGTACCGGATCGTCTTAGTTATAGTGAAATGGCGTTGCATACATTCAAGTATCCAAGTGTGTGGACTGAATCGTTTGAATCATATGAAGCACACCGACAACAACTGTGCCAAACTATTCAAGCGCACATGGATTCATACGAATCTAGGATGCAAGAATTAGAAGCACAAGTAGAAATTCTGCAACAAAATTTCTTTAGTGGCAAAATTTTATACGAGACAATTAGGAAACATATATTATGAAAAAGATTGAACGAGAACCAAAGACAGTATTAGTAACCGGAGGCAGTGGCTTTATCGGTAATCTTACTTGCAGGCTGCTGGTTCAAGCAGGGCATAATGTTATTAACGTTGACCGGAAGAAATGCGAGATTCCAGGCGTACATCAGTATCCATTTGATATTGACAATCACCAACTCAAAGGTATTCTGCAACTAACAAAGCCCGATACGATTATTCATCTTGCAGCGACTCATCAAGTAGCAGAGAGTTTTATTGATCCAGCTGGTTACTATACAAATAATGTTGCTAACACAATCAATCTACTCAATCATGCAGTAGCCGCAGGTGTTAAAAACTTTATTTTTAGTAGTTCCAGTTCAATTTATGGTGGCACAACTACTGTAGCAAATAAAGAAACTGATGCAATGTTGCCTATCAGTCCGTATGCTCGCAGTAAGACTATGATTGAAATGATTCTCAAAGATTACGAAAAGGCATATAGCAATATGAAATTTGTGTCGTTGAGATATTTTAATGCTGCTGGTGCTGATCCCGATGGCCAATGCGGATATACACAAGATCCCCCAGGTCATCTAGTTCCTATTGTAGTTCAACGGGCGCTTGCTGATGAAACTGTACCTGTATTTGGTACAGACTATCCTACCAAAGATGGTACAGCAGAACGTGATTATACTCATGTGTATGATATCGCCAGGGCACACATTAATGCGATGAATTATTTAGATGATGGCAATGAAAGTGCTGCATTTAATCTCGGCGCTGGCAAGCCCTATTCAGTAAAGGAAATCATTAGCGCAGTTGAAAAAGAAACAGGTAAGACTATTGATGTATTTTTAGAAAATGCACGACCAGGTGATCCTGCTAAGACTTGGGCTGATATTTCAAAGGCTAAAGAAATGCTAGGTTGGGAACCAGTGTATGGTTTGGAAGATATTATTACTCATGCAGTTGCATGGGAAAAGAAACGTAAAAAGTAATTCTTGACAAAACTTGCAAAGTAAGTTAATATAAACTATGCCTAAATATGAATATCTAACACACGAACAAATGAACAACTACTACAGCGAAGTTGTTCGTCAAATGGCCAAAGATAATGTAGCACCAGAAGTTATCATTGCACCCATGCGGGGTGGTGCTGATCTAGGAATCAAACTAAGCAACTACTATGAAGTTCCGTTTGTTCCTATTGTATGGCAAACTCGCGACGGGGAAGAAAAAGATATACAGTCACTGGTTGCAGTACTAGACAAGTACTGGGGATTCACTATACTACTAGTTGATGACATTTGTGATTCAGGTAAGACATTATCAGAAATGCTCGAGGTAGTTATAGCTCAGGATTACACAGACTTCTATACTGCCGTAGCTATTGAAAATATTGAATCAAAGGTCAATATAAACTACTCAGGTAGAGAGATATCCAGAAGTATTGATGATCAATGGTTTGTGTTCCCATGGGAAGATTGGTGGAAAAGGAAATAAAATGGTTAATGGTCGTGCTGAAAGATTGTTGTACTCGCTAAAAGAAAAGCATCAACAGTTGGACAAAAAGATTCGCGAATCATATAAAAATTACGAAAACGA